CTCTTCATAAGAAAAGACGATGCGGCTCTCCACAAGAGAGATCACGGACAAATTTAAGAAGAGGAGAATGTTCCGAAGATCTTTCATACGTTTGGCTTGAGGGACTTCGTAAACACCGTCTGCTGCGGCGCTCAGAGGGATTGCATCCCAGATGGTGTAAGTGACGGAACAGCCTTCAGGCAATTCGTCACGCCCTTTGAGGAGACTGTTGAAGATACCATTGCTGGCTTTTCTTCGCATCAGAACACCTCCGCGAATGATCCCCAGCTCCCCCGAGTAACGCGTACCCCCTTGCAACAACACCAGCTCTCGCTTAAGCGTTTGCCACGCAGAACCGGTGATGTCAAACTCCTGTCCTTTTCTCGTGTGCAGCTGCGTCGGCAGGCCGGTGTCGGCGGGGATGCTCAGATTGGCGAACATGCCGTCCATCTTAACCTGACTGTCGACGCCCTCTTTCCACGGCCACTCATTGAGCTTCACGTGCTTGGGCAAAGAGCAACGCTGATAAGGGAAGTCCGGGATAATGCCTCTTCCGAAAACTCTCTTGGCCGCCTTATTCACGATAGCCACTCCGATTCCAGCGCGGAGGTCTTTATTCAATATTCTTTTGAATAGCTCTTGCGAAGACGCCTCCAACGCTTCAAGTTCGTCCGTCAGAACCTCATGCGCCGCATGGCCTGTCAGCGTGCGCTTCGAGAGGTCTCCCAGTGTCCTCCAGGTGCCGACGTCGAAGTGCTCATGCCCGGAGGGCACCTGCGGGGTTTTGAGCACGCCGTAGGTCACCAGAGGATCCATCGCGGCGGTGATCACCATTCGAAAGTAGTCATCGCTGAGGAATTCAGCCAACAGCATTTCTTTTTGCTTAGTGGAAGGCTCTTCCGCAACATATTCGATTGCATCGAAGATTTCTTCGGAATTTGAAAAATGACCCATGTTGTTTATCACCCCTTTCGATTTTTGATTAAGAGAGAAGGCTGACCCTTCTTAAGTTCCCATTTGAACGACTCTCCGCAGTCCACACATACTTTCTTGTCTACTGACGTCATCCCGACCAGCGCGTCACTTTTACAAAAAGGACACAACTCAGAGGATGTCGATGGCTTCGACTTTAGAGCCTTCAGCATTTCCGCTAAGACTTGTGAAATCATCTTCATTTGCTCCTTTCTTTATTCTGCTCTCGGCTTGTTCTATGATCTCATCCAGAGCCTGCATCCTGCCCGATTCAGGCAAGTATCTGACTCCGGGGACTCTGCCCGTAAGACCTATCGTTCGTGCTTTTAACACAGACATGCTTATCGAGTTCTGTTCAGATACTGTGTCCGCCGTCATATTTCTGGCGAACGCAATTATGTCGAAGGCAATCTGCTTTATTGAGCCTGAGCCCTTTATGTCGTCGAGAGACGGCAGACGACCTTCCTCGAATGACTTCTTATCGTTGGGCGTCTTTCTCAAATGTGATACCAGACCTATCCACACTTCCGGATACTTTTTCACCAGACGCAACAGATCGTTCATTATCTTATCTTGCGCTTCATTCCCTTGCAAATGCTCTGCGCCTTCCGAGGCCAGGATGGTGATGTGGTCAACGAATATTTTGGTGCAGCCCACGAGACACATGTATTCCAAACGGTCGATGACGCTGCCGTCGTTCACGGAACCTTGGTGATCCAGCAATTCAAACCTATCGCCTTCAAATACAGAGTCGAAACCTACTTTCAACTCATCCAGAGGTATTTCCTCATTGGCTCGATTTCTGTTCAGTGCCATAGCAGACAGCATCTTGCCGGTCTCACCGGGTGACTCTTCCAGGCTCACCACTCCGATTCTTTCTTCAGTCGTCATCCTGATGTGGAGCATTATCTCTCGCATCAAAGTGGATTTGCCCGAGCCTGTGCCGGAGATGAACAGAGCGATCTCACCGCCTCTCATTCCTTTTATTTTAGCGTTCAGTCCTTCTAAGCAGGGCGGGTAAGGGATTGAGAGAACCTTATCTGCGGCTTCTATCGCGGCCCATATGGCGTCTTTCTTGATGATACCTGCAGGAGTGTAAGAAGCAGCTTCAAAAATACACACCATGAGCTCGTGTGCGCCGACTTCTACGAGAACCTCGTTCGCGTCACCTTTGGGCAACTTTGTCATCTTGACTTTATCATAACCGATTATTTTGGCGGCAATCTTCTGCGCTTTATATCCGGCGTCATCTTCATCGAAACATATGACAACTTCTTTGAACGATCTTATCCAGGCTCTCTGCTCGACCAGCTTGTCCGCCATTGCGGATGAGGACATGCCGACAATCGGGTAAAACTTGTTATACTTGGCGTAGGAGGCTTCGGCGACGGCCAGTGTGTCACACTCGCCCTCGCATATGATCAGTCTCTTTCCGCCGCCGCTGAACAGTCTTTGACCGAACAGCTCATCGGAACCGGTCGGTGTCCAAGAAAACTCTTTGGGCAGTCTCCTTATCTTGTACTTTTTGACGCCTTCGTAAGGGTAGTAATGATGATCAATGTTACCGTCGTTGTTGTAAGAGACTTTCACGCCGTAATGTGCGCACACTGCTTTTGTTATAGCTCTCGCCTCGAAACCCCGCGTTGCGTATTCGGCGATTTCTTCGGGCTGCACTTTCTTGATTCGCAGCGCTGAAGGGTTTCCGGGAGCCTTTTCAACTTGTTTACTCTTCGACGAGAAGTAGCGATCACAGGAATAGCACTTTGACCCTCCATCTTCATAAACCTGTCGAGCATCTGAGGAGGGACAGACAAGACAGGGTTGGTCCTTCTTGACTATTTTGCCCATCTCTACCTCAGAAGATTGGTGAACACACCCAACACAAAGGCGGAAAGCATTAGCTTGATATTGGCCAGACCTTCGCTGCCCACGATCTCAAAGTACTCTAAGCTCAGCATTGTGCCGGAATAGAGCAAAGCTACGAGGCTCGCGAAGGCCATTATTACAAAGAAAAGTTTCTTAAACATCCGGTTTCTCCTTAGAAAGAATTGCCGTGAGGCGGTCTTTGTGGCGTTGGGTTATGGTCTCACTGACTCTCCAACTCACCTTTTCAATTCTGGCGTTGTACCACTTTTCGGTGGTTGGTGCTTCAACATAACAAAGTGACCATGTCTCGGCGTATCCCACGGCACCTCTTTTTTGATACTCCTCCAAGCAAAAGAAATCAAAGCCGTCTTTGGAGGAGCTTTCTATCAATGCATTGACAATATTGGAGGAGGACGTATACTTGCGCCAGTCTGTTTCAACTCCTTTCGGAGTCCTGTAGTGTTTCTTGCCTATGTAAAATCTGTCGAGTATCTTGTCGTGGATCAAGTAAACAAAACCGGCGGCCTTTCCCATTTGTTGAGGGAATTTCCAATGTCCGTTGTTGAAGTCTGGTGAAGAAGGTGTGAAGCCTTTCGGCGCACTTATTCTAAAAGACATTCCTCTCTCGCTTTTTTACGAGCGCTTCTATTGCTTCTACCAAGACGTCACCATGACAGGCCAACGGTGAGCAGTAACAGCCCAGTCGTCCGCCTCGGAGTCTTATCAAATCGCGGTCAGTAATAGAGCCCTCTGCTCTCAAATTTTCAAACCGTTCTCTGTATTTGCGTATGACTTCATTTTGGTCAGCATCTTTGCCTATAATGAACGGGTTGCCCCATTTTTGAACCTCTGCCGATGTAGAAATCGGAAGGCTAATAGAGTTATTGATATTCATGAATGCTAGACCCGATGGATTATTTGATGCTTTATAATCAGGTAAAGGCATGTTTATCTATACCACGATCGTTATCTGGAAAATTTAAAGAAATCCAACGCTCAGGCGGTATACCATTAAACGCAAGGGTGCTTTTTGTTGACTACTCGTGTTTTCGTATCGAATGGCATCATTGTTTTTGTCACGTGTTAAGCTAACGCTTTTCACCGGCATCGTGCTCTTCGTGAAATAGACGAACAACGTCAGCATGTCAGGGTCAAACACTCCGCTCCAAGCGCCTTCTTCGCAATAGACTTCGTAAGCTAACTTGCCGGTTCTGCTTTTGAAGGAAAACTTTGTGTTGTTCAGGAAAAAGATCTGATCATTTTTATACCAGCTCTCGCACAATCGGCCAATCTCTGACGACGAAGTGGTCATTCCAGCTCCTTTGAATGTGAATCATTTTACCGTTGGAAAGCAAGTAGTCCAACCAATTATCTTCAAACTTGCTGATGTACATGGACACGACCACTTCTTGACAGTCCTCTTCCGTCGGCAGTCCCTCAATCATTTCCATAGCTGTTTTGGGACCGATGCCGGGCAGCCCCGGAATAAAGTCGGTGGGGTCTCCGGAGAGAAGTTGGCCGTAATAATGCCACATGCCTTCTTCAGGAGTGATGTTTTTGAACGTTTTCTTTTTGGGATTGAAGTGGAGTCCGGGGATACACCAGAGGTCTTTATCGACGGAAATGATGGCGTGATCTATTTCGTACTTTTGAAACTCCTCGGCCCACATTCGTATCAAGTCGTCGGCTTCTTTGTCTGTGGCGAAGATGGACAGTCCTTCCTCAACAGCGCGATTCCTCACCATTTGAACAAAAGGGTTGTAAATACTCCACTTGCCCCGATCTCTCTTGTAATCGCAGTAGATGTCGTCTCGGTAAGAC